GACAGGATCATTCTGTGCGATCAGACCAGTCAACGGCTAGACAAATACAAGATTGAGCATGGAGTTTTACAGTCAGGTCACTGGCGTAATCTCCCATCGGAGAAGATACAAATCTGCTCGGCTCAGACGTTGGAAAGACGGGATGAGTTTCCCAATCTAAACCTACTCATCATTGACGAAGCCCACCAGACACGGGCGGCAACAGTTGAGTTCATCAAGAACAATCCAGAGATCAGAGTCATAGGTCTGAGTGCTACGCCATTTACCAAGGGGTTAGCTAAGGTGTATGAGGATGTGGTCTCTACTGTAACTACACGGGATTTAGTGGATGACAAGGTGCTTGTTCCGCTAAAAGTATTTATTGCCAAAGAAATAAACATGGAGGGGGCTAAGAAGGTGGCGGGCGAGTGGTCTCCTGTTGAGACTACCAAGAGGGGGATGCAGATCACAGGGGATATTGTGGTGGAGTGGGAGAAAAAGACCCATGAAATCTTTGGTAAGCCGGCTAAGACGATTGTTTTCTGCTCAGGCGTAGCTCATGGTGCTGACTTGGCGCAGAAGTTTGGTGATCGTGGATATAACTTTATCAACATTAGTTATCGGGATGACGATCAGTATAAGAAGGATGTGATCGAGGAGTTTAGTAAGCCGGACACAGAGATTCAAGGGCTGATAGCTACTGACATCTTGACTAAGGGATTCGATGTATCAGATGTGATGATTGGAGTATCGGCTAGGCCGTTCTCTAAGTCCTTGTCCTCTCACATTCAACAGATGGGACGGGTTATGCGTGGTCATGAGGGGAAAGAGTTTGCCGTGTGGCTAGATCATTCCGGTAACTATCTTAGATTCCGTGAGAATTGGGATGAGGTGTTCGGTGGTGGTGTTAGTGAACTAGATGACGGGGCGGAAAAGACTAAGAAAGAACCAAGCGAGAAGGAAAAAGAGTTAGCTAAATGTCCTGCGTGTGGTGCTTTGTGGCCTTTGAACTCTGATATGTGCAAGTCGTGTGGTCATATCCGGCAGAGAAAGACCAAGGTCGAGGCGGTAGCGGGTGAGATGGAAGAACTCACAGGAACTATGACCCGTGACGATAAGCAGGTGTGGTGGTCAATGATGAACTGGTACATCAAATATAACGGATGGTCTAAGGGACGGGCGGCTAACGTGTACCGAGAGAAGTTCGGAGTCTGGCCTCGCGGGTTAGAGGATAGACCAGTCATGCCGGATGCCAAGGTCGCTAAGTTCGTGCAGGATGGAATCAATAGATACGTTAAGTCAATCAGGAGGATGCGGTAATGGAATTCATTTCATTTTGCAGGGCGCATGGCATCTTGATCGACATCCCTCCACCGATAGGAGTTTGGAGAAGATACCCAACGGATGACCATCCAAGGAAGCGCAACGGGGCAGTCAAGTTTATGGGAGATCATGGCTTTGTGCAGAACCATGCAACAGATACAGAGGTATCTTTGTGGCAGACAGAGACACCTATCAAGGTGGACAGAAAGAAGATTGCTCGGGACATGCGGGAAGCTGACGATAAGCGGTTGGCTGACCAAGCGGATGCAGTCAAGCGGGCAGCGTTCATCTTAAGTCAGACAGTCTTAGGCAAGCATGAGTATCTCAACACAAAGGGATTTGTCGGGTCGGAGGACATGATCTGGGGGCATGAGGGTAAGCGAACTTTGGTAGTTCCTATGCGGGTGGATGGACACTTAGTCGGTTGTCAACTGATTGAGGAGGACGGCTCAAAGAAGTTTCTGTATGGACAACGCACCAGTAACGCAGAGTTAGTGATTGATAACAAGGGTGTGCATATTCTCTGTGAGGGATACGCTACGGCTTTGTCAATTAAAGAGGCATTGGTCAAGATGAGTCGCAGGTACACCATTCATGTGTGCTTCAGCGCGGGGAACATGAAGAAGGTAGCGCAAGGCTTACCGGATGGCCTCATCATTGCGGATAACGATAAAAGCGGGACAGGCGAGCGTGTCGCAAAGGAGATTGGATGGAAGTATTGGATGAGCGATGTGGTGGGGGAGGACGCAAACGATACGCACCAAAGGATAGGCGTACTGAAGCTAGGTCTAAGCCTCGTTGCGTCATTGAAACTGGTCTGAGTAATACATATAGTCAACGCTCAAGACTTCGGGGTTTAAAGCCTCTGCCATCTTGAGGTTGGCTAGTATCTCTAGGCCGATCTCGTAACTCATCATGCCGTGGCCTATGTGGTCAGACTTGACAGTTACGAAACCGGATTCATCTTCTACGAGATAGATTGCGAACAAAGTTTTCTTTTTCATTAAAAGATTTTGCCAAGAATGTAGCCGATTGCAATACAAACTGCGGCTAATTGTATGGTCTCTTGCCAGTAAGTCGGACGATCTCCTGTGATTTGGATAGCGCATCCGTAGCGGGCGCGGTGCTCGGGGTCATCGGGAAAAGCCTCGGCTAAGGTGCGGGGAAAGGTGCGAGTTGTTTCCATGATTAGTCCAGTGATTCTTTTACTTGTATGAGTTCTTCGAGGGTGTCGATAATAAAGCCGTAGAGGTCTATCACTTCGGGGGGTTTACCCTCGGCAAAAGCCCTGCGTTCCATGTCTCGGAATATGTCCAGCTTCTCATCGTCCCAGTAGCTTGATTGGTAATTCATGGTGTCACCTCATAAACTTCGTAAATATCCCAGTCACCATAGCCGGAGTCTGTAAAAACCTCTCCGTCTAATTCTTTTGCTATATCCCATGCTTTTTGTTCGTCTTCTGCCTCGATAAATGTTTCAACATAGCTCGTGTATTTTGCGATTACTTTGTAGCTTTTCATGATTGTTTCCTTTTCCAGTTTTCGTAGTTATGTTTTAAACACCATTCAACCCCATTGGTGGGTACATGGTTCTCCCATTTCTTGATGTAGGCGAGTCGTTCTTTCTCTGTTTTTGGTTCGTAATAAAACTCAGGGGGACTTTTCCCAAAGTATTTATCGTGCCAAGGGTCGGTTGTCCATTCGCTCATCGGATGGCCTCCTTTTCTAATTCTTTAAGTGCGTCATTTATGGCTATGTTCAGCACTTGATAAGTACCAATAGATTTGTAACACTCGGGATAATCGTTAAAGAGTGCCAAGGCTTCTAAGCAGGCATCAAATAATTGTTCGTTTACTGTGTTCATCGGATGGTCTCCTTAATCGTCTGTGTCTGTGTTTAGTTCAACGAATGGTTGTTCGTCATGGATAAATGAGTCGTCAACGCTCGCAATTTTGCTGCGATTTCCGGCATCCCACACCATTACGTCAAGGTGCGGGGGCAGTTCGCTTAGGTGGGCGATTAGTTCTGATACTTTCATTTTATAAATGTCTCCTTGATGTAGTCGTTAGCTTCTTCCTCGGTATCAAAGCCGAGATACTCTCCGTTCTCGTCTATCCATTCGTCCGTTGTATTGCCGTAGATAACCCAAATGTCATCGGACTGCTCAACGTGCCAACAGTTCGAGTCGTTGAATCTCTCCATGTAAAGCTCATGCACAATCTTTTTGCAAGTCGTGTCATCTGCACCTGTCAAACGTGCCAGTTCTGCCGGATGGTTTTCGTTTAACAGTTCAATGATCTCGGCTTTCAAAAGTTCTTTTTCTTCCATAGCTTTGGTCTCCCACATTTTGTCAATGCGTTCATAAGAATCGTCTTTCATGATGTAACCCTTTCAAAATGTTTCTTTGTGCTCTCAATAAATCCCGCCACTTGGTCACAAGTGCAGTCCTCTACCACTTCCCAAACTGTGATGTCATCCGCGCACCATGTGTTCTCAGGGTCGCGCAAAATAGTTATTACTTGGTCATAGGTCAGGTTGTCGGGGTAGTCTGACAACCATTCGTCAAGTGCAAAGTGTTCGGATGTTTTCATTTTTAATCCTCTGTTTCGTGTTCAAGTTCAGCGTGTATCGGGTCGGAATAGGCTTGCAGTTTTGTATCTAACTTAAAAACGTAATCCAGTTCTTCCGTTAAATTGTTTATTGCATCTAGTCTGTTATCACCGGCAACAAAAACATCTATGTTTACTTTCCAGACTTTCATTTTGTTTCCTCCTGTTTCCATTCCATTGCTAACTCTTGGGCATAGTCGAGATAGTCCGTTATGTCCACATCAAACCTACGGCAGACATTCGCCAGTGCTTCGTTAAGGATGTAATCGGATGGCATCTCTACAATCTCCATGCCTCCGTTTATCCTGTCTTTTAAGTCGTCAGTGTGCAAAAGGGCAACACAATGCCAACCCAGTTTTTCCAACTCTTTCAAGTGGTGATTGAGTCCGTCATTCTTTTTCATCGGATGGTCTCCTTTAGTTTATGGTTGCGTAATGGTGGTTTACTGTGTCGCGGATAACGTCCAAATTCTGCAAGGCTTGGGCGTGTTGGGTCTCTAATGCTTTGGGTGTGCATCGGGCGACACGGCTCGTCAAAAGCGTTTTGTTGTAGTCGTGAAACATTCGATGCGAGAAAAACTGACCCTCTCGGATGGTCACAACTGCGGTGGTCGTCAGGTTGCCGGATGATCTTTTCATCGTGGTAAGCGATAACTGCATTGAGTCGCTCAATAGGATGTTGGTCTCGGTCATGTAGCCGCTTGGTGTTTTGCGTGTGCGTGTGTTCATCTTGTTGCCTCTTGAATGTATGTTCTAACTGTGTTCATATCCTCGTCGCTGACTGTGTAGATGTCGCGCTGACCCCCGTCAAGGCACAATCCGCCCGTAGGGTCGCCCCCATAAAAGCCCTCATGCCCGAGTAGCGTCCCGACGTAATAACGGCTCACAAACCCGCCCCGCCCGTCACTGGTCGGATGATTCGAGTCGTAGAATTCAACCATTGGTCGGTCGTCGTCATGGGTCAGGCAATCATCGCGCCCGAAGCGGTCGCCCTTTCGCACAATCCTGACGTTGTATTTGTTAACTTTTATCATTGCTTTTCCTTTGTTATTTTGAAATTAACTCGACAAATTCATCATCATCAAAGGTCGCTAGTTGCCCAGTGTGATAGTTGCCCCCGCTTAAAAATTCTGCGGCATTGCCACAAACTTTTGAATAATCCTCCGCAGTATTCGGGTCGAAGAATCGTTCACCAACTTCAATGTCTTTAAATCGTGTTTGCATTTAGTTTTCTCCTTAGCGGGCAAAAGTACCCTCCAAAGCCCTCAGAAAAGGGCTTCAGGCGGTTATCTAGCCTCTGACCTACCTATCTCAAACAATCGGACGATCTCCAAGCGGTTGGCGCGGTCTTGGGCGGTGGCATTGGCTAGCCAAGTGCGGTAAAAATTCGCGCGGGTGCTGCTTTTTGTGCGCTCAAATTTGTAACCCATGTCGATGATGTAAGCGGGTGGGTAGTTCATCCTGTAACCCCCTCAATGACAGAGAAAATGCGGTCTAATTCCTCGTTGCTTAGATCAAGCTCGCGGGCGATCAGGTCGCCAGTTGCTTGGTGAGACAAAGCTACTCGGGCGATCTCTAAAATTGTTTGTAAATCTGATTTGCTCATGTTGTCTCCTTTTGCACTGAGTAAATGCCCGCCATGTATGCCGCGATAAGGTCGCTTAGTTGTCGTGCGCTTACATGACCACAAGAAAAGATGTCAGAACACCCGCCCGATTCGCCTACCATGCGGTAAAGGGCAAAGCCCCCATAAGCCCCGTCTAGGTGGTAGTTGCCGATATTGGCAAAGTGTTTCCCGTTCTCGGTGCGGTAGGCATCTAAAGGGTTGCCCGTCATGCGGTTAAGCGTATCAATGCGGGCTTCTAAAAATTTGCGTGTGATTCTTTGCATGATGTTTCCTTACTTGGTTGATTCGAGGTGTGCGTGTAGTTGCTCAAGGACTTGGGCGCGTGTGCCTGTGTAGCCCTCGTTTTTGAGGATTTTGTAAGCTGAATCTCCGCGCTTTTTCATTCCCGCAATCTCAAGCCGCAAGGCGGCTCGGAGGGTCAAAAGGCGGTAGCGGGCTATTTGCTCGGGTGTGTCTAAAACAATGGCAGTCATCGGATGGTCTCCTTTATTCATCGGTTTCGGGTTGGTCTTTTTCAATGGCGGTGTGCAGTCGGTCATGCTCGCGCATGGCTTTTGTGCGTCTGTCGATCTCGGCTTGTTCTGCCGGAGTTCGTGACGGGTTGCGAAATCCGTCAAGGTTTTCGGCTTCAAGTTCGCCCATTGTTTTTTGGGTGGTGGTCATGGTTTTTCCTTATGCGTAGTTATTGCGGATTAAAAAGGCGATCAGTTCTGAGCGAGTACCCTCGCGGTATTTCCCGCCCACTGGGAAAACGTAAAGCTTGCCGGAGTTCAATTCCCCGATCATTTGGTTTGCGATAGCCTCGCGTTTTTCAAGGCGGGCGAGATAGCGATCCTCGTTCGCAAATCTGCGGCTGAGGCGAGCTTGCGCCCTGCGCTCGTCTTTAAGTTCGGATGGTGTCATGTGCATGGTTTCTCCTTTGGTTGGTGGTAAGTAATCCCCAAAGCCCTCACATAAGGGCTTCAGGCAGTGCTTAACGCTTCGCTTTAGGCTCGAAGAACCCTACCCACTGAGTGCCCTCTACTTGGGGCTGATACATCTTGATTTCATAGGACGCGTCGTGCGGTACAGGCACAAGGTACAAGCTGTATGGGTAGCCCTCTTTTTCCATGTGCTTGAGTAGTTGCACAAGGTTTCTTTTTTCGTTTGTGGTAATCCAAGTGCAAACGGACGAAGCGTAGAAGTGAGTCGTTTCGGGATGGTTTTTCATGGTTTAGATTCCTTGAATAGATGGTGAGTCGGTGCAAATACAGGCGATACGTTCGAACTTAGGTGCATTTTCCAAAGTGCAAGCAATGACATTTCGCCCAGTGTGGGTGTAACTTTCAACCCGCATATCGCGCCCTTGAACTTTTATAACTTGACCAATTTTGTATTGGGCTTTTGGAATGAAAGCAAATCGCATGATAGTCCTTTTGTAAGTTGGTGCAAAGCAGTGTAACGAAATGTTGTGCCTTACACTATATAAGCATAATAGAATCGTGCCATGTATCAAAAAAGCCTTTAAAATCAACGCTAGGTATTTTCCCTATGTAATCCTTTTGGTTTCAAAAGTGCAGTGATTCAATAATTCATTTTGAACACAAAATAATTACAAAAACAAGCTGCCTAAAAGGGGTAGAAAACTTTAAATTTTTCTGTTCCAATCGCGCCCGTAAGGAACTAGCGAAGCGGGGCGGCTTTGCTTCCCATTCCCCCAATCAAGTAGGAGAGACACAGAGATGAAAACACTAAGCAGAAAGCAGATAAGGGAAGGACTAGAACAAGTCCCAATGACCGAGCTTTTAGGCGTAGCGGGTAAAGCGTTAACAGGGAAGCAACAAGCGTTCGCCCGCGAGCTTGCGAAGGGGACAAGCAAGGCAGAGTCGTACAGAAGGGCTTACAAGCAAGATGCCAAGCCAAGCAGTCTGGCCAAAGATCCTTATACGCTAGCCAAAGATCCAAGGATCATCCTAGAGGCCGAGCATTACAAGCTGGCTTTAGAGGGGGCTAAACATCGTACCCCTGCGGCTTTACGCGAGCTTGTAATCCAATCCCTCGTGCAAGTAGTGATTGACCCAAAGGCCAAACAATCCACCAAAGTAGCGGCGGCTAAGGTACTCGGCACAGTGACAGAGGTCGCGGCTTTCACTGAGCGTAAGGAGATCAGGACGATACGCTCAAGCGAGGACACCAAAGCCAAGATCATGGGGCAACTGCGCGAGATGCTGAACGCGGGCGCGGAGGATGTCACGTTCGTAGAGGCGGACACCCTTTTGCGCGAGCTAGCGGGCGAGACCCACCCACTCCCGACCCCCCCGAATGGCGTTGCGGAGTCCCAAGATCCTATACATACTATTCCACCCGAATCAACCCAACAAGATTTGATTATTGATGAGTCCCCACCCCCAGAAAAAGTTTCCAGCGGGACACCCACCCACCCTTTTAGGGGAGACACCCCGGCCTAGAAAAATTAAAAGTTTTCTACAAAAAATTTCTAGAAAAATTTAAAGTTTTCTAGGATGTAGAAAAATTAAAAGTTTTCTAGAAAAATTTAAAGTTTTATGCGGTTTTTAAAAGTACAGATAAATAAGAAAATGGTGTCACGTAAAAGTGACATGACGTTCAATGAATGTATGGAGGTAGATATGACCCCGGTGCAGAAGGAAGTGTTTTTGATTATTGATGAGTGGTGGAAGAGGTATGGGTTTAGTCCCAGTCTTAAGGATATAGCTCATCAGAGGGGCAAGATGAGTATGTCAAATACTTCTAAGATAATTAAGCGGCTTGTGAATATAGGTGTTATAAAGAAGGTGGATAGACAGGGCAGGACGATTAGACCTGTGTATATAAACTTCAGGAACCTTGAGTGAAGCTGGAAGAATTGATTGATAGTTTGCCGGAGAACGAGAAGGATTTGTTCTTAGCGGAGGTGGAGGACTATAAGAGTGCGCTTGTGCGGGAGAAGGCGCAGGTGTCTTTTATGGACTATATCAAGACGATGTGGCCCGGTTTCGTTTCTGGAAGACACCATTCTTTAATGGCTAAGAAGTTTGAGGACGTTGCTAATGGGAAGATTAAGAGATTAATTATTAACATGGCTCCTCGGCATACAAAGTCAGAGTTTGCTAGTTACCTGCTCCCGTCGTGGTTTCTTGGGAAGTTTCCTAATAAGAAGGTTATTCAATGTTCAAACACGGCTGATCTAGCTGTGGGCTTTGGCCGGAAGGTTAGGAACTTAGTTGATTCTGAACAGTACTCAAAGATCTTTCCTAATGTAAGTTTGAGACAGGACAGTAAAGCTGCTGGTAGGTGGGCTACTAATGGCGGCGGAGAATACTTCGCTATTGGCGTTGGAGGAACTGTTACTGGTAAGGGTGCGGATCTTTTGATTATTGACGATCCGCATTCTGAACAAGAAGCGGCTTTAGCTCAGGGAGACCCGACGGTCTTTGACAAGATTTATGAATGGTATACCTCTGGCCCTAGACAACGACTCCAACCGGGAGGTACTATTGTTGTCGTAATGACCAGATGGTCGGAGAAAGACCTGACTGGTAGGATCATTAAGGATGCAGCAAGTAGGGATAAAGGTGAAGAGTGGGAGGTTATAGAGCTACCTGCGATCATGCCTAGTGGTAATCCTTTATGGCCAGAGTTTTGGAGCTTAGAAGAACTCTCTGCTTTGAGAGATGAGCTTCCTCCTAGTAAGTGGAATGCTCAGTATCAGCAGAACCCTACGGGAGAAGAGGGTGCTTTAGTTAAGCGAGAGTGGTGGAAGATTTGGGAGCATGAGGATCCTCCTAAGTGTGAATTTATTATTCAGAGTTGGGATACGGCTTTTACTAAGAATGAGCGATCAGACTATTCCGCCTGCGTGACCCTTGGCGTTTTTCACTTAAATGAGAACCCAGAGGATATAAATATTATTTTGTTGGATGCTTTCCAAAAGCGGATGGAGTTTCCTGAACTGAAGGAAAAGGCATTTAATCATTATAAAGATTGGGAGCCGGATGCTTTTGTTGTGGAGGCTAAGGCCGCAGGAGCACCGTTGATATTTGAATTAAGACGGATGGGGATTGTGGTGAGTGAATACACCCCGTCTAGAGGAAATGACAAGTTTGTGCGTTTAAATTCGGTGACTGATTTGTTCAAGTCGGGTAAAGTATGGGCACCTGATACGAGGTGGGCGCACGAGTTAGTTGAGCAGATGGCGGCGTTTCCGAACGCAGACCATGATGACTTGGTTGATGCTTGTGTACAAGGACTAATTCGTTTCAGACAAGGTGGATTTTTGCGGCTCGATTCGGATGAGCGTGAAGATCTAATCGGCTTCAGAAAGAAGCACGTTTACTATTGAGGCTCTCATGGAAAAATCTTTATACGAAATGCCACAGGGTATTGAAGCTCTGGAAGGCCCAGAAATTGAAATCGAAGTTGAAAATCCTGAATCTATGTCTATTGAGATAGATGGGATTGAGATTGATTTGACTCCTCCGTCTGGTGGTGGGGATGAGTTTGACGACAACTTAGCTGAATTTATAGATGACAGCGTACTAGCTACGATTGGCTCTGATCTGGTAGAAGAGGTGTCTAGTGATGTGACATCTCGTAAAGACTGGGTGGAGATGTATGTCAAGGGTTTAGATGTTTTGGGGATGAAGTATGAAGAGAGGACTGAGCCTTGGAATGGCGCTTGTGGCGTATTCTCAACCATACTCACCGAGGCGGCTGTTCGTTTCCAAAGTGAGACTATCATTGAAACGTTCCCAGCTGCTGGCCCGGTCAAAACAGAAATTATCGGTGCAATTGACCGTCTTAAAACTGAGGCGGCTGCTCGCGTCCAAGAGGACATGAACTACAAGCTCACAGAGGAGATGCCTGAGTATCGCCCTGAGCACGAGAGAATGTTGTTTAATTTAGGATTAGCCGGCTCAGCTTTTAAGAAGGTTTACTACGACCCCTCTTTAGGAAGACAAACCTCTGTCTATGTTCCTGCCGAGGATGTGATTATTCCTTATGGCTCTAGTAGTTCTAGGACTGCTGAGAGAGTTACGCACATCATGCGTAAGTCTAAGAATGAGTTAAAGAAACTACAGGTTGCAGGTTTTTATACTGATGTAGATCTTGGAGAGCCTAGTAACTTACATACTGATGTAGAAAAAAAGAAAGCGGATGAACAGGGTTACTCAGTAACCGATGACGACCGCTACCAGATTTATGAGATTCAAGTTGACTATGACTTACCCGGCTATGAAGATGAAGACGGTATTGCATTACCTTACATCATCACGATTGACGTTGGGACTAATAAAGTTCTGTCTATTTATAGGAACTGGAATGAATCAGATAAGAAGCGTCTTAAACGTCAACACTTTGTTCAGTACGATTATGTACCCGGCTTTGGTGCTTATGGCTTTGGTTTCATACATCTTATTGGTGGT